TCTGTAGAGCTTGACGGAAAGTCGCGTAGACTGCGCGCAAAAGTACGCTTTGGAAAAGGTGAACTTGCCCGTGAAGCATTCTCGGATGTTGTTGATGGTATCAAAGCCAACATTTCAGTTGGTTACTCTATCAGCAAGATGGATAGGGATAGAAACGACAGAGAGACATACCGTGCCTCGTCGTGGAAACCTGTAGAAGCAAGTTTGGTGTCTATTCCTGCCGATATGACAGTTGGCGTTGGACGGTCGAGCGAACCTTCAAACAAACCCGTAATTAAAACTTCATTTGTTGAGGAAAATAAAATGTCAGAAGTTGATATTGAAGCGGTTAAGGCTGAAGCACAGCAATCCGCACAACGTAACGCTGCTCAAATCGTTGAGCTTGGCTCTCGTCACAACCAAAGTGAAATGGCTCGTAAGGCAATTGCCGAAGGTCGTTCCATCGAAGAGTTTCGTGGTGAGCTTTTAGAAAACATTGGTTCAGAGCGCGCTCTAGAAGATCAGAACGTAGGCATGACCAACCAGGAAGTTAAGAAGTTCAGCTTGGCCCGTGCTGTAAATGCTCTGGCTAACCCAACTGATCGTCGCGCTCAAGAAGCTGCTGCGTTTGAGTTTGAGTGTTCACGAGCTGCTGCTGACCAGTATGGCACAACTGCACAGGGCATTATGCTTCCTGCTGAAGTTCTGCGTACTTGGAAGCGTGACATGAACAGTGGCGACGATGCTGCTCTGTTCAGCGACGACTTCCGTGGCGGTGACTTCATTGACGCACTGCGCAATCAGTCTTCTGTTATGCAGGCTGGCGCTCGCATGCTGGGCGGTCTGAGCGGAGACGTTAAGATTCCTAAGAAAACTGCCGCTTCTACTGCTGCTTGGATCAGCACTGAAGGTGGTGACGCAACTGAAAGCGAAATGACTGTTGGTCAGGTGTCTTTGGCCCCTAAGACTCTCGGTGCATTCACTGACGTTACTCGCCAGCTTCTGATCCAGTCTAGCCTAGACGTAGAAGGTCTGATTCGTGATGACCTGAGCCGCGCTCTTGCTATCGCAATCGACAAAGCTGGTCTGGAAGGCTCTGGTTCTTCTGGTCAGCCTACTGGTATCTTGAACCAAACTGGTGTCAACCAGGTAACCAACTTCGCAGCAGCTAACCCTACTTTTGCTGAAGTTGTTACTTTGGAGACTGCTGTTGCAGAAGACAATGCTCTTCAGGGCAACCTGTCTTACATCATGCCTGCTTCAATGTACGGCGCTCTGAAGACTACTGAGAAAGCTACTAACACTGCTCAGTTTGTTGTAGAGCCAGGCGGCAGCATTAATGGCTATCGTGGTATCGTTTCTAATCAGGCTACTGCTGGTAACCTGTACTTCGGTAACTTCGATGACCTGCTGATCGGTATGTTTGGCGGCCTAGACCTTACAGTTGATCCATACACTATGTCTAAGAGCGGAACTATCCGCCTGGTTGCTTTGCAGTCAGTAGACATGGCTGTACGTCACGCTGTAAGCTTCGCTTTCGGTAACGACGGCTCGTAATTAGTCGGGGGGTTTCGGCCCCCCTTCTTTACTTATATCTGTTTTTTGAGCAGGTATTATTAAAGGAGATAACCATGAAATATGAAGTAGTTAAAGGCTGTGTTATACAAGGGCAAGGCCATCAGGCTGGATCTATTGTCGATTTGGACGATAAAGTTATTGTTGAAGCTCTTATGGGTATGGGTAGACTTATACCGCATACTGAAAAAGAAAAAGTAGTAGATAGAAGCCCTGTATTGGAAACTGGTGTACCTAAAACAAGAGCTAAGAAGAAATCATAATGATTGAAGGGTCTGCTGAAAGATTAGTAATGCTTTCTGATTTCGGCGAGTCCGTTTTGTATAATCCTGTGGGCGGTAATTGCAGAAAACTAACTGCAATATTTGACCAGGTGTATGAATCAGTCGAAGTGGGAGGTTCTGTGCCATTTGCGCTAACGCAACCAAGGCTTACGCTTCGATCTTCAGATGTTAGCGGTGTTGCTGAAGGTGATTCGTTTACCGTCAGATCATTCGTGTATAAAGTTAGTATCGTGATGGCTGATGGCACCGGGATAACTGAAATAGCCTTAGAGGCACAATAATGGCGCACGTTAGAAAGTTACTTAGAGACAGCTTAACAACTGCGCTGACGGGTCTGGCTACGACTGGGGCAAAGGTATATCAAAGCAGGGTATATCCGATAGCCGCTGAGAAGCTGCCGGGATTGCTTATATATAGCAGAGCAGAGAATACTGAGTATCAGACGATTGGTGTTCCTAGATTGCAGCTTAGATCAATTGCGTTCACGGTGGAGGCATATGTCAAAGGCACTACCGGGTACGACAATACAATCGATCAAATATGCCTTGAGATCGAAGAGGCATTGTACGCAAACAGAACCTTGGGCGGGAATGCTCAAGATGTTATGATTACTGGATTCGAAGCAGATTTTAATGGTGATGGTGACCAGCCGGTAAGCCGCGCTACCCTTACCATTGAAGTGCAATATCAGACGCTTGAAGATAACCCTGATGTTGCGGTGTAATGGCGGTTTTCGCTGACGTTAATTAACGCGCTATGGCGCTTAGAGGTAGTTTAAAATGGCAACATATGTAGGTAAAAATGGCGCAGTATACGTTGGTGCGAATGCTGTCGCTGAAATCAAAGATTGGTCTCTGGAGACAACTTCAGAAGTGGTAGCTGACACAGTGATGGGTGATTCTTGGGTAACCAACAAGCCTACTCTGAAGTCGTGGACCTCATCGTTCAACGCAATTTGGGATGATGCAGATACAAATGGTCAGCTTACCCTAGATGAAGGCGCTGAGATTACTCTGAACCTTTACCCAATCGGTAACACTACGGGCAACAAATACTGGTCAGGTGCCTGTATTGTAACTTCTGTAAGCAAAACTGCTGCGGTAGATGGGTTGATCGAAGCTTCTTTTTCCGTTACTGGCAATGGCGCTTTGACAGAAGCTGACGTTTCCTAATGGGTAAGTTAATAGATTCTGCGGTATCTCACTTTAGTACTAAAGAGATTCGTCAGTTGCGAGTAGATGAGTGGGAAACCACTCTCTATTCAAAGAACCTGTCATTAGAGGACAAGGCTAAGTTCATGAGTCGTGCTGACGGGGATACATCGGACTATCTTGTTTATGCTGTTATCTTCGGTGTCACTGACGAAAAAGGCGATGCTGTATTTGATATTGGTGACAAGCATAAGTTAAAGACGAATGTTGATCCTGATGTATTGTCGCGGGTAGCCAACTTTGTACTTAATCTTGACGATGATGATGAGGACATCGAGGGAAACTAATAAATGATCAAGGTGACCCTACTGAGTTATACATGATGTATTACTTGGCTAATCATCTTGGTCAGCCTCTTTCGACAATACTAGAAATGACAGTCTCTGAGTTTCAGCACTGGTTGGTATTTTTAAGAATCAAACAGGAAAAAGAAAATGGCAGTAAATCCAGTACTCATTGACGTAAAAGCCAAAAACTCAGCAGGCCCGGTTCTCAATCAGCTAAATAACCAGCTTAAAAGAACTGAGAAGCAAGGCAAGGCTGTAGAGCGTCAATTCCGCATTGTACGCGGCGGCATGGGGCAAATGGGCCATCAGGTCCAGGATATTGCCGTAATGCTTCAGAGCGGTCAAAACCCATTTATTATTATAGGTCAGCAAGGCTCACAGATTGCGTCTCTGTTTGGGCCGCAGGGTGCTGTTGTCGGTGCATTTTTAGCGGTTGGCGCTGCTATCGCTACATCAATGCTGCCAAGTCTTTTCAAAACATCTCAGGCGATGAAAGATGCTAATGAGCAAAGTAAGCGTCTTTTTGAAAGTTTTGATGAGCTGGATGGCAAGCTTAGAGATATTGCTTTACGTCAAGCTGCAAATGAGATTAAAGAGCTAGAGCAAGGCATTGCAGATTCTGGTGTAGGTTTTGTGACTTACGCGAAAACAATATTCGCAGCTACTTTAGGTCTTCGAAGCATGCTTGGC